GTGTGATAGTTGCACTCAAGTCCGGTTGAGTTGTTCAGCCGGTGTTATCAATGTTCAATGAGTGAGGTGGGTTATGGCTGGTAAAATGTATGGTAAAGATGGATCAGGCAAGGTGCGTACTGCGTTTGAGAAGGTACGGCAAAACATTGCATCTGATATTGTGGATGTTGCTACCGAGGGCAAAGCTGGTGTGCGTTATCTGAAAAAGAAGTATGTCAACAATAACGATATGAAACGGTTGCAGGATGAATTCAAGGCCGGCAAAGCGAAGCGTGAAAAGAAGTACACAGAATAAAGCCCCTTACGGGGCTTTGTTTACTTCCAGCCATGCTGTCAGTAGTGCGATCATCAAGGCCAGAAAACCCATCATGTAGTAGGCTTCTGTGCTGGCATTGCTGGTGATGTAGATGATGTAAACAAGCGGCACAAGGAATACTGTGCGGGCTGCTTCGAGGATCATGCGTTTTTTGGTAAGTTTCATTGTTGGCTCCGGTGGTTGTTGGTCTGGCAAATATAACACAGTCCAGAATCCTGGATATAATTTTTATATACTAATGAGGGCTTTATTATGGCAAGGGACTATAAGAAAGAATACCGGACTTATCACAGCAAGCCTGAGCAAATAGCTCGGCGCAGTGATCGCAACACATCACGCCGGATCATGGAAAAGAAGGGTGCTGTGCGCAAGGGTGATGGCAAGGATGTGGATCATAAGAACCACAATACCGGCCAGAATGGAAAGAATCTGCGGGTGCGCAGCAAGTCGGCTAACAGGGCTGATAACTTGGGGCGCGGCGGGCGAAAATAGCTACAACATCGTCTTCATCGATAAAGACTATCTGTGATCTGTGCGTTACCCAGCTTGCGTCTGGCAGTGATGTTGGGCATGGATAGTCATCAAACATAACATCACAATCACCTTCGTAGTCAAAGCCTCTGAGCAAGGTTCCCATTGTGCCAATAGGCGGGAAGGGTGTATCGCCTGCATCGTATCGCCTGTCACTGTAGATGACCATCACGCGCATATCAGAGTTGAACAACAGGTATGCGCCTTCTCGGTTTTGGCATAGGGATAAAGCCATCACAGGTTATTCGGTCTGCTTTAACATTCCATCGAAACTGCGAGTATGCCTGATATGGTTCGGATGCCTTGGCATTGAACCTGTAACACTTCTTTACCAGTGGGCACGTCTTGTTGTCGCACATTGCTATATCAATCATATTAGCTATGCGCCTCCGCCTCGATAACACGCGCTAGCGCCTTTGCAAACACCTTGCGCGTCCAGTCTGCTTCCTCCGGTGTTCGCTCCTCTGCAAGCACAAAATGCTGCTGTTCGCGGTCGAACCATGCACTAACATTATCGACGGCTTTTGAGTATTCATTTACTCTGACACTGGTATATTTTTCGTAGATGCGCTGTTCAAAGTCTGTCAGTTCAATTGCCATAGTTACACCTCAATACTGCGTATGCTGTGATTGTCTTCGTAGTGGCTCCAATGCAGCCCGTCTGTAATTGTTCGCATTTGATCTGGTATTTCACCGTTGGCCAGTCGGCGTTTGTAATCATCGTGGATCAGGTGAAGGTCTATTTTTAGTTCCATCAATTCATAGTCCGAGCCAGCTAATTGATAGATGGATAAGATAGTGCCAGACCATGAAAATATTGCTGTGTAATAAAACACCTCAGCCACGTTAATTACCATCGCTGCGCCTTTATCCTGTCGGCCATCATTTCCGGTGTAAAGTGTTTTACTGACTCCAAGGCCGCTGTCAAAAACTGCAATCTCTCCTCATCGTCTACGCATTCCATAACCGCCTTATCAAGCTGCTCACGAAAGCACTGAAAGTTTATATCTGTCTCCATGAAAAAGTATTCAGTGTCGGCTATGTCAAACAGAACAAAAATACAGGTCGCAAATAGAACCATTTGTAGCAGTGTCATCATCAAACCCTCGGCATTGGTGCATCTTTAACGCCGACAAGTATAGCCGGCGGCTTTGGTATCGCAATGCCAATAGGACGCCATAGGTGCAAGCATCGTGGATGGTTGTTGATCCATTCTGATTTGGGTGCGTGGTACTGCATCACTGCATCATCCTCATCCCAGAAGTAATCCTTGATCCTGCACATCCATGACCAGCGCGGTATCTCAAGATGATGCGATACTGAAACGTGTTCCCATCCCGAATCATCACTGTTGCGACCATCACTGGCAATTACAAATACGCTGATCCTTTGTTTGTTTGATTTCCAGTTGATACGGAATGCACCAGCTTCACCAGCCTTGCTATTGAACCAAGGCACATTGTCATTGGTAAGCCTGAATTGTTCAGGGTAGTGAAACATTACCAGTTCTGCGCCTCAACCTTCCTGATAACCTCAAGGCCGCGCACGTCTGAATCCGCCTCGACGTATACCTTGAGTTCCCCGTCATTGAATAATGATTCTACGCTGGTGAATGGGAATTCATGGCTTATGCTGCGATCCTTGTTGTAGATAAGCACCATTGGAACCCCTGCATTGGTAAACAGTGGGCGCTGTATCTTGAATATCTCAGCCATCGAATTTCACCCCGCGCTGTATCCTGTCGTATATTTCCTCCCTGTGTACTTGCACATCCTTAGAGGCTTCAATGCCTAGCCTGATCTGGTTGCCCCTGATATCGATGATGGTGACAATGATATTGTCACCGATAATGATTGACTCGCCCTTGTGCCGTGTGAGTATTAACATAGTGCCTCCTATTTTTCCGTGTTTAGAATTTGCAACAACCTTGTGCAAAGTTTGCGCGCCCTGATTATATCTACCGCCATGCTTCTTGAGTTGATTTTGTGGATCATTTCTACCGTGCCAAAATCATCACATATTATTTCAATGGTGGTAAATCGTTCCCTGCAAGCCGTGTTTGTGCATTCATGCCGGCGGTATACATAATCATCCTGTGCCTTGTACCGCGAGTTTTCTACACGGGTTTTGCTGTTGCACTTAGGGCAAACGCGGCTCATGTTTCAATAAGATTCAGTGCTGCCTGTAATGCGCCCTGCAATTCACGTATCTCCCCCTTCATGCTGGCAACCTCTGCCAGTGCATCATCACGCTGGCCTTCAACAACTGCCAGTGCAGTGCTGGTTATGTGGTTCTTTGCATTAAGGAATTTGTCGTGCAGCTTTGCGCATTCTTGCTCAAGCACCAGTATCCGTTCATCCCTTGTGACCACCAGCTTCATAGAGCTGGCGTTATAAATTTTCTGTGCGGAAATGTCCTTCTGTGCATCCTCATACAAGCGCCGATATTTGTTTGTCATCAATATCTGGTCGCGCAGTGACTTCTGCATTGCCTCGAAGCGTTCAAAGTCTACTTTGTCGATGGCTTTCATAGGCCGGATGCGTCCTTGAGTTTTATAAATTCGTCAACCAGAGTGTCTATTGCCTGATTTGTTTCGCTGCCTTCGTTCAGGATCATAGCCTGAATCATTGCTGCTCTTTTTTCTGGTTGTGATGCACGCGTTAATTCCCTCATCCCATCACGTTTACTTTTCCGAACCCTTGCTCCCCTGCGATTCATGGTCATCATTTTAAAGTTCCTCTAATCGTTTCCGTTTCCAGCTAACACTGTACCCTGTGTTTAATATTGCCAGCACTGCATTGTGTATGCGGTGTGCTGTTTCTTTGTCGCTTGCACGCCATTGAAAGTTTGCCAATCGTACATGGCTGATCCGCGTTTTACAAAATGTCATTGTCTCCCAGATAAGAGGCTGTCCGACACTGCTGCTATTGAAGTCAAGGCCAAGGAAGACTGTTGATACACGCACGCCGTTCACGATGCTTTGTATATGGCTATCGCGTCTGTGGTTCTCCATCCATGTAGCCCACTGCATAAGGTTCTGCACTGGGGTAGGGATACCGTCTTGAAGGATATATTTGTGTTCGCGCTCACGAGGAGCGCGCAGTTCTACTACTGAGGCGGGCATTGCTGGATTCTCCGGTGCTGGTGTATCCATCATAGCACGTCAATCTTCTTTGGGCTTGTTCTGTATGGTTTTGGAGTTGTGTTCAAACACGATGGCGGCATTACAATATCTGAATATCCGTTCCAGAGTTTCGGCTTGAGGGCGGTAGTGGTCATCGCAGTCCATCACTCTTTCAATGGTACTGCGACAAAGATAGGTTCCCTGTTCAATGTCCTTGATTGAATCCCTCCCCAGCTCATTGACTAAATCGCTGGCTACCTCCTTCAATCCCCTGCGCGTGTTACCTAATGCTACTGCTTTGATCCTGTGCAATATCTCATCACGGTATTTGCTGCTCATTGCTTTGCTCCCCTTGGTTGGCCTTCAAATAATCTCCAATCATCCCATAGATGACTTTTAACATCTGATTAGCGTTGTCATAGTCCTGCATCAATTGGGCTATCGAGTTCATAGCATTATTGGCTTTATAGTTCATGGGGATGGCGGGGGCGTTGTTGGCTCTGGGTGCCTTGCCTGTCTTGGCCTGCATTGCTGTCGAGGCTTCGGCAACCATCTGGGCAACAGGCCGAATACTGTGCCTGTTGGCCTCTACATACGCTCTGCCCTTGTGGGATATCCTGTAAAAGGCTGAGTTCTTTGCTGCGCCGGCTGGCAATTCTAATTCTTCGAGCAAACCGCGCTTATATAAATCCCTGAACATAGTTCCCAAACTTGGCACAGGGATTTCGTATTTATCTCTTAAGCTGGCCGGTGCTACGCCATTTGATTCTTGGGCTATCAGGTCTAGTATTTCTTCTGCTCGTAACATTGCTGCCATGTGTTCTTCTCCGGTTGTTGGTCGTGTGCTTCTTTGATTCGAGCTGAGTCTAGTAAATAAAAAACCTATAGTAAAGGGGGCGATCAAGCGATATGTGAAATTTATTATGAGGGTGGTGCGCGCCTATACTCGGCGTGGATCATGGCAAACAAGGGCGGTTTTTGACTAATTTGACTAAGCCTAAATGATCCATAAAGCACATTTTGACTTTTTGATTTTCGTAAGTGTCTGATTTTAAAGGTGAAAAAGTACTAATTCCCCTGTCCCGAACGAAGTGTTTAGTCAAACCACCTGTTATAAATCAACAACTTACGTTTTGGCGAAGTGGGGAGTCAAGCATTTTGACTATGAATCTGTAGTCAAATTAGTCAACGGCCTTCATATACGCCACCTAAATCGCTGCTGGGGCGCATTTTGGCCAAATGGCAAGTCAGTGTCTATGTGGAATATATCTTTGTTTAGGCGTGATTCTGGGGGCTTATTGGCTTGCCTGAATATCGAGGCTGGTGGTTTAATAACGCACCGTTTGGGGTGGTACCCTGCGGCAGAGAACAAGCCCTTTGAGAAGGAAGGTTTCGCTCTTGTAGCGAAAACCGCCCCCGTCTCCGGTGGGGCTTTAGTATCGGGAGGGGTGGGCACACCACCCCTTTTTTATAGGCTCAGGAGTTGGCAATTTCCAGTAACACGTCCCCGTGACACGCCCTTGGCGCACAGAAACACACCACACTTTTTCCTTTCAGTTCGCGTTTTATCATGGCTATCAGCTCAGGGTTTGCCATAACGTGCTCCCTGTAGAGCTGCACAACTCGCTCCCTGTTTTGACCAATACTGACGTGAAACGGGTTGCCAAATTTCGATGGCCTGCCTATATAGATAGCGTCTGGCGGGGCGTCCCTGTCGTACTTGTTATAAACCTTTGGCTCGTTCACTTAACCGTCTCCGCATCAATTTCCCTGTTTACCATCGAATCCCTGACAAACACAACCCTGCTGCCACGGGCTGCTTTTTCATGCTCACCCTTATAGAAGCGGTCTGCCATGAGCTGCCTGAAATGCCATGAACGATAGTGTGATCCGCGCTCTGCGCCGGCATGGGTAGCGGGGGAGTGGATGGTCTGGGTCTGGGGATTTTGTACGTAGCGGGTCTCAACATCCTTGGTGCTGACACTCGATGGCATACCGGCTGTTACGCGGTCTGGCATGGCCTTCTTATATAGCATCAGGCCGACAATCAGGCGAAGGATATCGTACTGGTAGGCTTGCTCTGGGGCGTCAAGGTCGGCACCCATCAGGTATTTGAATTTGTTGGTTGCCTTCATATAGGCGGTGTATTCAGCATGGGTGGTAAACCGCATTACTTCCATCAATGATGATGATGGCAATGCAAAGCGGATGTATTCATTTGATCCCTGCTTTTGTTGGTAGCTGGCATAGATGGCAAAGGTGCTGCCCTTCCAGTCATCTACGGTCACTTGGGGTGAGTGTTTCATGCCTACCCATTTACAAAACTTATCGACCATTGACTGACGATCATCGTGCAGCATAACGTGTACCAGCAATCCGCTGGCCGCTGGCTTGCCTCCCAGCATCAGGTTGTCTGGCAGTGCCAACATAAATGAATCCATGCCGGTATAAAGAGACTGGGCATTATCAATGTTGTAACTGCTGTTGATAAGCGCCTGTGCTGTCTCTACTGAATCAAAGAATGTGACGTGCTTGCCGCTGGTCAACCAGTGGTATTCCTCGATCTGGATAATAAACTCAAGTGTCTGCAACATTTCAGGGCTGCGCTTGTATAGATAGGTGAGGGCAAGCTGTATCGCCTTTTCCGTTTTGTCTTTCTTTGACAGGATGCCAAGGTGCGCATGACTGCGCACGATGCGTGTCAGTAGGTCAACATTTAACAGGTAGGCTTTGTGTTTCATTTGCGGCGACCAATAGAAACAACATTGCTGACTTGTGTGGGTGCCGGTGGTTCTGTGCCTGTTGCCTCAGCACTGATCCGCGTGCGGTGTTTGTCAAACAATGCCGGTGATATTGATTTGCCTTTCAACAACTTTTCCCCGTGACCGCTTGCATAGTGTTTTGTCATTTCGCTGCTACGATGGCCAGCAGCAATCTGTGTGCCTTCCAAGTCATTACCATCGTTGACACCGATGCTGATAAAGAGTGCGCGGATTTCGTGGAAGGTAGGGCGGGCGTCATCACTCATTGCTGCCAGTTCTGGAACTTGGCGTGCGTAGTGGGTGAAGGTGTGAGAAAGATGCTCACGGTTTATTTGTGTCGGGTGTTCCTTGCTGCCATACAAAGCAATGCGCGCATAAGGATCATGGATGATGTGTTCAGCCGGCGTTGTCAGTTCATTGCCTTTCACTTTCCTGATACACAGGTTGCGAGTGGATGCACAACGATCAAACAACTCAAACAACAACGGCGCTTCGGGTTTGTCGATGTATAGGGTTACTTTGTCTTTGCGGTTTATCGCGTGTGACTTTAAATCCTTTGAATAGAATCTGTCGCCTTTGATATCACTGAACCTTGCAGCACACACAGCGCCAGCTCGAACGCCTGTCAACAAGGAAAGGTCGATTGCATTAACCAACCAGTGACAGCCATCCTTCAATGCGGCCTCCTTGATCTGCTCAACTTGGCTGATAGTAATCCGGTTCCTGAGTACCATCTTTTTAAATGGCAGTGCATAGGCTTCGCTGCGTGGATTGAAAATGTTATTAAACTTTAATCCGCCGGCATCATCACGGGTGAGGATGTGGGCAATGTACTGTTGCAGGAATGGACGCATACCGCGTTGTGAATGTCCTGTCTTCATAAACTTTTTGTCTGCAAAGGTGCCGGTGTTGTACCACCAGTCAGACAGTGTGTTGGTTGTTACTTCGTCAAGCGGGATGTGTTCAAGCTCCCTGATAAACTTTTTAATACCATAAAGTCGCTCTGCGTATCTTTTTGTTTCAAAGATGCCAGCAATGCGTGCTTTCTTTTCTTCGATCTCCTCAAACGATTTGAAATACTTGCCGATATTGCCAGTGACACCAGTAGCAGGGCTGCGCGGTTGTGGTGTGCCGACACTATTCAACAGGTTCAGTCGTTCAACAATGGCGATGGCTTCCTCTGCTGTGAATGTTTTTTTATCGCCTTCAACATAATGCGACAAACATTTTTGCTGATTGGTTTTGTCGTTTGGATGCTTGTAGCGCCAGCGATTTGGTATTTTGTATTGGTGTTGTGATAAGCCTGCTGGAAGTTTGTATTCTGTGCCGGTCAACGTGCAGACGTAAGTGCGCTCTCTGGGACTATTCATAATGGTAACTCCGGTGTGTTTGGTGAAGCTATTATATGTAAAATCTATACACCGCGCAACAAGTGTTTAGTCAGGAGTTTGGCGCAGTGTGAAGCGGCCTACTTTCAAGGGGTTAGCGGGTTCCTCTATTAATTTCTCCGGTGTTTTATAGGCTTGCTTGCTCATTGCCGAGGGTGGTTTGTCTTCTATGTATAACCGCTTGCCGATAAGCTGGCCGTCTACAGCGCAGGTGCGCACCCAGTTGTGCAAAGTGTTTTTTGCTGGCTGTGATTCCGGCGCAAAATACTTGCGCGCCCACGTTCTCGCCTTGATTAGCATATCAGTGTGACAAAATAATCTTGCCGCGACGGTTCCAAGTATCTGCTGCTGTCTCTGCGTCATCATGGCCGTGCGTGGATGTTGCTACCTTGCAGTCACCGAGTTCATTAATACATCCAGCAAAGTATTTGCCATACTCTCTGTTGTAATACAGAAAGCCCTTGCCTGAACAGAAAGGGCATGGCTTTAGTTTTATCGGTGTTGGTACTGGTTCCATGCGTGCCTCACTTCAAGTATTTTATTTTCTTAACGGAAACCATAGGGATGTGCAGGTGATGACCCCACGGCACTGCATTCTGTCCATGCACAAAATTCAAGGCAAGGATAATGCGTTCTTTGTTTTTTAAAATCAGGAAGCCAACAGATTCGCAATTCATTTGCACATTCTCCTCAAGCTCCCTCCATCCACCCATAGCCATGCTGTCCACCCAAAATACTTGCACCATTTTGTTTTTCATTAGCGCACCCTCTTAGCAAGTTGCTTGTCATTGTCATAACACTCGCGCAGCAACAAAAATTGTTTCTTTGCCAGTTCCAGTTCATCAAAGTAGTGCGTAGCAAAGTCGGGAAAGTCTTTACTGAATCGGCACAGGTAGAAGCCTTCAATCTTTTCGCCTCGGTTTTCTTCCCAGAGGATCGCATACGCTGCAAGCTGTAGCATGTAATCAGTGTAGATGGCGTTTGAGGTTTTCCAGTCCAGTAGTATCAGCTTGTCTTTAAACTTGCCGATAGCATCCGGTGTACCGCCATACTGGTAGCGTTCAGACACCAGTTGTATTTCCTGATAATGGGAAATGATTTCAATGTTGGTTTGCTCGTGCCAGTCACGAAACATTTGAAATGCGTTCAGGGCTTTCGTAGCGGCTTCCAGTTCAACGGTTTTGATAACCTCCATGTGATCCTCACCGTTGACAAACTTTTCAACCATCGAGTGCGCAAGCGTTCCTATGTTGGCTGCTTTCTCTGCGTTGTCGTACAGCTTTGCTATCACGCCTTGCTGTGCAAGCTTGCCTTGTTCAAATGCCCAATACAATAAACCGCCGCTATCTTTGAACCTTGACATGATTGTTGTCACGCTCGGAAGCTTCTTGCCTTCCAAGTTTGTGTAGCCTGCTTTAGGTGTTGCCATAAATAGTCCTCAGTGTTGTTGGCTGCGTGCTGCGGTTTGTGTCTCTGCCATTTCCATCACTGCATAGGAAATATCAACCAGCACTGAGCGCGGCCAAAAGAAACCGCCATTGCCATTGATAGATGGCCGGTGCTTTGTGTGTGTCTCTATCCAGTGCGCACTGACAACAAGGCCACCTAACAGGTTTGATAACTCGGAGTGTGCAATCATTTCAGGCTTTATGTTTTCAACTTGGCGCAGTTCTGTTTTCTGTATTGGCTTTGGCTGTGTGACGATTCCATCTATGTATTTCTTTACCGATGGCGGTGATACCTGAATACCCGTTTCTTGCAAAAACTGGATCGTGTTGATACTAGCTCTGTGTATCGGATCAATCCCCTGTTTAGCACACCAGCCAATATATTTTGATACGCGCTGGCGTATGCCGTCACTGCGACAACTGCTTTCTGCGGCCAGTAATCTGCTGATTTCTTCATGGCTGGCACCTTCCTTAATTTTTTGCACAAAGATGGCGAGTCGTTGCGTGCCAATTTTTAACTTATATTTTTTCTTTAATGTTATGAAGCTGTATTTCTTGTTACGCGGGATGTGTCTTTTTGCAATTTCAAACAGGATGTTGACGCGCTCATCGACTGAGTAATCACTGTCTGATCCCTGCATCAGTATGCGTGAAGGTGGTCTAGGTGTGGGGTTATCAAGGCTTATCGTCGGATGCCAAGGCTCTGGTTTGTCCTTTCTGAATAGTACTTTCCAAGCTTCTTTGATCTGCATGGCTGTCAATCCTCTTGAGTAATATGTTTGCGTACTGCGCTAAGATTTTTGCGTCTACCGATGTTTCGGCTAGAAAGGTTACTTCTGATACAAGTTTGTCATCGACGCGCAAGCGGATAGTCGTTTCAATCAACCATCCTTGCTTGCGCGTGATAACAATTATTTTCTTCAAAACGGGATATCGTCGTCGTCACTGCCACCAGCATCAGGCTTATCAGACTTAACAAAGGTGCCACCTGCACGCATGGCTTTCAGGTTGCGCACACCCTCGGTGATTTTTGCTTTCATCCAGTCACTCAGGCCATCAAACACTTCCTGATTCGGATTAGATGAATCGTAGCTGGTGACTTTGTTGACAGGGGGTGGCACAGTCATGCCCTTGGGCACTGCGCCTACAGTCTTAATTTTGGCGCGTTCTTCACCCTTATCATTTTTCTCAACAACAACCTGAACCATGCAAGCCTTGCCCAGCAAAACATCCAAGTCGAATTCAGCTTTCTTGTCTTCCGGTATTGTCTGGCCAGCCATAGCTTCAATCATCTGGCACAAGGATGCTTTCTTGTTCAGTGACAGGGTGTAGAAGCGTGAAATAGTGAACGGTCTGCCGTCTTCCATGAGTTCATTGCACAACTCAAAGACAATATTGAGTTTGTGTGCATCCTTGTACTGGCCACCATCTTGCAGGCCAACGTCAATGATCGATATCAATCGTGCAATGTGATTGCCTGCGGGTGCTGGTTTAAAGTTGCTGGTTTGGTGGGGAACTTTCATCTGTGCTTCCTCGTAATTGGGTTTCGATATCCAAGTCCATCTGATCGCAGAAATGCCGGCGCACAGTTTCATACGCCTGATATTCAATGCGTTCTTTGATTGGTTTGAAGGGATTACTAAATTCGCCCGTCATGTTGATATCACGTAGCGCGATATCCTGAGCAAACTTGATTCTGTCTGCGCGCTGAGTATCTTCGTCGGTGATTGTCATGCTGTTTTGCTGTCGCACTGAGTTAAGAGGGAGCAAAAGTATATGTAAAATATATGCCTGTCAATATGCAGGCATAAATAAAGTGTATATTTTTTATGTATATCGATCCCCTATAGGGGTGATGTGTTTATTATATAAATGTGGTATATATAGAAAAACTACATAACACGGGGATTGAAGTTATGGAAGTCGAGGATTTTGATTACAGGGGATTGGTGCTGTTGGCGCTGGATGAAAGTGCAATGGTTGTCTGTGCGCACTGCCCTCGGCTTGAGGAGCAGTGCGACAGGGTGGGCTTACCGCTTACCTGTGGCTTTGTTGATATTGGCAAGGCTCAGGCTGCTCTCGACTTGGGATTCAGTCACCTTGCCCAGCGCAAGCGCCATAGTGATGATGTGGCGGAGTAGGTTGCCATAAACAACAGGATCAATCTTGCCAATAGGGAACTTGTGATCGGTAAGTACCTTGTTCAGCATTAACGTCGCTTCAACATGAATCTCAATCTGCTGGCTTTCCACTTTGCCCAGTGTCTTTTCGTGATCCGTATCCAGCCAGTATTCAGGCTTGCCACACGCCTTTTCTATGCGTCTGGCGATAACGTCCCCGATGTTGTTGGTAGGGTTGCGGCCTGTTAATTGATTGACCTGTGCAGGCGCAATGCCGACTTTAGTGGCAAAGACCCTTTTGGTGGGGAAGGCTGCAATCAACGTAAGGGTGTTCTTGATTCTGATTGTGTGGACGTCTGGTTTGCTCATAGTGGTTCTCCGGTTTGGTGGTTGTATACACTATTATCAGTGTATAGGTTTATTATATACACACCCCCGCCTGAAAGTAAACAATAAAAACACCTAGCCGCTTGTCATCGTGTATATATTAAGTATATGCTGCGTTTCCGTTAGCATATACGCGAGGTATACCATGACGCCCACCAATATCTATGACTACCTTTCCCAGCTAACCATGCAAGAGCGCCGCATACTGGCGACTGAGTTGGGATACTCAGCAAAATATTTTAATTTTCTGGTAACAACAAAAGCGGGCATATCCGAGTTGTTAACCATTGATATTCATAAAAGCGCGTTCAACAAAAAACCCAGTGAACGCGGTTCATCCTTCACTGACAAGATGCTTGCGCGATCCATTGAGGAGCTGCGCGATACTCGACGTGCTGCACGTAGAAAGCCCGCTGGTAAAAAAAAGATTAGTTAACGGCTGTGTCAATCGCTGCCGTGGACTTCGCCTTACAGCGAAGTGGATTAACTGCCTCTGAAAAACTGGTACTGGTAGCACTGTGTCGCAAGATAAAAAATCCCCTCAAGGTTGCAAAGATAACAACAAGTGTTGTTGCGCTGAGTGAGCTGCTTGAAATGCCAATACCAACTGTAAAGCTTGCCATGGTGGAATTGAAAAAGTTAGCGGTGCTTGATTACGAAAAGATTGTCAAAGCTGATAAGCCGGCAATGATAGTAACAATCCGTGTTGTCAATCAAGCCGAGGAGGATTACCGGATTAAACAGGAAGACAAGGCGGTAGATTTTCGCATTGATATGTTTGACAGGCTGGCTGCATTGCATCCGCGTGTAGGCAACAGGGCGAAAGCATGGCGTGAGTTCATGGCGCTGAATCCAGACGAAGCACTGTACTTCCAGATAAACGAAGGGCTGCAAAAGAAAGTTGCTAATGAGTGGAATGGCGGCAAGATTCAGTCACTCGAAAAGTTTTTGCATAACAAATTGTGGCAACCGGATGCACCATACAACGATACATTGCCGGCGTTAATCAAAAGGGATTTGTTGCCGGTGGGTAAAGCCATGCGCATGACGGCTGACTGGCAATTACCAAGGGCATGGGGTGAGTGGGCTGTTGAACAATTCAGGATGAGCAGGGAGGCTGTGCTGCTTGAGGCTGACGTGTTTAAAGACTACTGGCTTGCTCGTGCTGACGGCATGGCCATAAAACTCAATTGGGAATCCACGTGGCGCAACTGGATCAGGCGCAAGTTTGTTGGCCAGCAACAGAAAACCTTTGCTGAAAGGAACAGGGATTACAAAGAGGAGCGCGGCAAGGAGGCATTTAAAACATTGGCCAGCGCGGATGCAGATTATTTAAAACTGTGGGGGTTTGGCAATGAGCCGGTTAAAGACTGATATGTTTTTTGAGTTGATACGCGGTATCTATGGTGCATCCAAGTATGAAGCACAGTGGCCTGATACAAAGCATGAGGAGTCTGCAAAGATTCTATGGGATGACCTTATCAGCAAGCACAGTGAAATTGAATTACGTAACGCACTGGATCATGCACAGCGCATGTCTGCCAATGGTGAACGTGACTGGCAGTGGCCAAACATCGGTTTGATTTTATCAGGCGCACGGCTTGGCATGAGTTCACACAGGCCATTCAAAGTCATAGAAGAAACACCGGAACAGAAAGCACGATGGAAAGCGATTGCCCGCGTCAGGGCTAGACAATTACTGGATATGCTCGATGGCAAAGAAACGCCACAACAACAAGGATCAGATAACGATTTTGGATTGTAGTGACAGGGTGTGGCCGCGCACGTTGGCTGCACAATGTATTGCACTGCAAACCAAAGAGGAGCGCGCTGCGTTCCTGTTGACAGTCCCCGAGGATTTTCGGGAATGGGTTAAGCTGCTAGTGGTAATTTATTATGACAAACGAAAATATGCACGATCAACAAAAGGGAATGGTGGTAGGCGTTGACGTTGGTGTGACGGGCGCTGTGTGTCTGTTCGATCAGCGACTTGGCAGGATCATCAGTATCACAGATATGCCTACCAAGGAAAGTCATACAGGCCGGCGCATAACAAACATCCTTGAGCTGTATTACCTGCTCTGCCAGTGCAAGAAACTTGGTGCGCAGTGCATCATCATGGAAAGCCTGCACGCCTTCCCTCAGTCTGGTGCAATACAATCGTTCAGCCTAGGGCATAGCAAGGGATTGGTTGAGGGGCTTGCTGTGGCGCTGTCAATGCCTCTCTACACGGTTTCCCCTCAGAAGTGGAAGAAACACTATGGCCTGTTGAAAATCTGCAAGGAAGGCTCTTGTGATGTGTTGCGCGGCATGGATATTGGCGGCAATAAGTTTGTCACACATAAGAAACATCACAACAGGGCAGAGGCCGCATTGATTGCGGCGTTGCCGGCTAGTGTTTATTGCCCCGTCTGATTAATAGCTCTGGTATATCCCACTCATCCGGCGGCACTCGCACCATTACGCCATTTTCTATGCGCAAGATGCAGCTACCGTAAGCAATCATATCCTCGTGTGCCTGCTCCCTGTCTTTTGGTGACAATGAATCCATGTGTTCTTGGAATAGCTTGCTCATTACCCGTCCCTCCGTTTAATCGTCTTCACCTACACGAGCAACCCTGTCACGAGCGCGCAACAAGTCATGTTGCACTGTGTAGAGGGCGCTGCATATACGGTCAAGCTCTGTACGCTCTTTCTTGATTGTGGACGCTTCAAGCCGCTTTAACAGTTTGCACTCGATGTTGTTTATCTCATCGATTGTGGTATTGATAACTTTTGTTGCCATGTTTTTATGGCGATTGATTGAGTATGGTTTTGCTGCTGTCTTTTTCATGTTGCTTTCTCCGGTTGTGGTTTACGTTTTTGCATGACCTTCGATGATAGTAAAAGGTTGCCAATGTGTTGGCGCACCCTCGCTTACATCCCAGTAAACTTTCCTCGCTCCCATTGGTGTAAAGGCGTGGCCTACCCATTTCTTTAGCTGTGCATCCCAGCACATTAAATATTTTCCAGCCTGTTCGCTCCACAAGTAAACATGGGTGCCGTCTTTGGGTGCTGTGTCGATGGTTTGCATGTTAGCTGTGCTCCTTAATTTTAAAGTGAGCAAGAAACACCTTGCCTGATCTGTCGACCTCAATCGAAAAATTTGCTGCTTCGCCCAAGTATCTCATGCGCCCCAAGTCGTCGCGTACTCCTGTCTTCCCAGCAACAACAATATATTTTTCTCCTACAGTAAACATTGTTGTTGGTTTGTCGGTGGCGGTGCATATATAAGCTGTCATGTTTCGTCCTCATCAGTGAAAGTGTAATAGGCCAGCACTTCGCCCTCATCATCTTTTATTGCTCTGCTGCCATCCATAAGCGTGTCGTCACTCTCCGTGTCAAACCTTACCATATCAGACAGTATTGATAATGCGTTGGCCATGCTGGATGACTGGCGCGCTATATCGGTGTCGGGAAACTCAAGTATTAATTTCATGTCTTGCCCTCGGCTTCGTCTTGTGCCATTGCTGCATCAATTAAAATGCGTGCAATCTTTTGAAAGGTTGCATCGTCAATGTTAATGCAATTTGATTTTTTGCCGTCCGGTGAAAATATCTGGATGATGGCAGGGTATTCGCCTCCTGCGTGTATCTGGTTTAATTGGCTCATCATGTAAGATGCGTGGCTCATGTTGTCAGGCTCCGGTGATTGTGTTGTTTGTGTAATCAAAATTGCCGGCGCTGTGTGCTAGCCATGCGTCGCGGGTTGCGTCTGCCATTTCGCGTGTTCTGGTGTGGTCTAGCGGTTCCCAGATTCCCACCTCTGGCCAGTAGGCGTTAACTTCAAAATAATTGTCATCAATTGGAATAACTTTTACAACTGACGGCTTCGCGCTGTTTGCTTTTGGGTAATAAAGGCTCATGGTGTGCGCTCCGGTTTGTGGTTTGGTTTTTTGCATGATCGTCGATGATGATAGTATTTCCCCGCCCTCACGCAAGGAGCGCGAGGGTTTCGGCCATTTTTTCTGAGCTGCTAGGCTCTTGATCTGCTGCCAGCGTTTCATCTGCTGCTTGTTCCTCTTGTTCCTTGGTGCGCATTTGTAGAAAGTCAGTAGCCTTGCGCGCTGCACTTGCTGCGCTGAATATGTAGCGCTTGTCGTTGCGCAAGCCCTGCAACCAACTCTGCAAGTATGCGGCGCTCTGGTCATGGTCTGCTTTAATGCCAAGCTCTGCACAAAGGAAGGCGCTGCCAAGTTCCGCTATTAATTCCTCCTTGGCATAGCTCTCGTGATTCAATCCCTTCATGCCTGACAAGTCACGGTCTAGGCGGCTCTTGTGGCCTGTCCAGTGTGTTAACTCGTGGGCAAGCGTCTGGCTGTAGCCTTCCTCGGTTTTGAATTGGTCAAAGTGTGGCATTTGTACGGTGTCATTGGATGGCCTGAAATAGGCGCTATTGCCACCATGAGACAAGGCTACATTGTGCGCTGTGGCAATCTCAAGCACTGCGCCTTTCGGTGATACCGGCGCAACTACTGCGCGGGGTGCGGGCAGTTTCAAGCCTTCACACTGGGCAACATTGAAAACGTGCGAGTGCCGCAACAATGGGAACATCTTTTTTTCACCTGTCACTTTGTCCTTGCCTTCAAAGGGTTTGAAAAAGACAATCATGCGTCCCTTTTCGCCTTTTTTCACAGTGCCGCCTAACTGCTTACACTGGTTGAAAGTGAGCCAGCCGTTCGTGCCATACTCGATAGAATCGCCCCACAAAAGCATAATGTTAATTCCGTTATAGTTGCGGCGGCTTAGGGCGTTGTAGGGAATCAGGCTGTCAAGGTTGCTGGTGCCATGCTTCCAAGGGCATACCCAAGGCAAGCGGCCAGCCTCCATCATGGCTATAAGTTTGTCGGTAACTTCTTGGTGTATGTCGCGCTTCTCTGTTTTCATGGTCAATGCTCCGGTATAGGTGGTGTATAGGTGGTGTTTAAGCCTGTTTTCGTGCGTTGTAGGCCATTATCAGCGCTGGGGCTGGTAATGCCTTATCTTCTGCCAGCTTCACAGCGAGGCGCTTGTTTTCCAGTGCTGCCAAGTCACGCAGTAAAGCGGCGGTGTACTTGTCGGCGGTGAGTGCTGGGTTGTGGCTGGGGTGGCTCATTTGGTGTATGCCTCCATTTTGTTGTCAACAAAAGTCCAGACACTTTCACAGTATTCATTGGCGGTATGGTCTGCGATTACAATCATTGGTTCGCCTTCGCTGCCGTTGTCGTATATCAGGAAAAAGGTGCCGAGTTTTAAGCCTTCCTCGTTGCGCACTACTAGCAAGTCTTCGCCAGTGCTGGCCATTGCCTTTAATATATCCAGCTTGTTATACGAGCGTTTAACGGGGTATTGCTCACCATCAAAAACGCTTATGCAGTTGCCGTCTGCCAGTATCTTATCAACAAGGGCGGCGCACGCTTTGCGGTCGTCTGGGTTTGCGTGGTGTGGGTAAAGGTTCATGGTGTCTGGCTCCGGTTCGGTGGTTGGTTTATTAGGGCAGTGTGTGGGCTGGGGTGTTGTAGTCCGGCTCGCTGCGGGTAAGTTCGCCCAATACGCGGGCTTGCGTAGTGCGGTTGGCTTGCTGGGCTAGTGAGGAAAGGCGTATAGCCGCTTTCAGTGAGCGGGCGCGTGTTGGGTTGGTTTCCAGCTTTAGGAGCGTTTCCAGCGCGGTAATGCGGCGCGTGCGCGAGGCAGCGCAAAGCGTAGCCCCTTTGAGCGATTTTAATAAAACTGTTTTATTCATAAGACACCTATATCAATCAATGTGGTGTTAAATATATATGTTTTATATATACAGTGCAATAGGTTTACACAAATAATTATAGGTTTATTCTATACGTAAGTTATTGATTTATATAGAAAAAATGATGCCCTCAAACAAGCGATTATAGGGCTTTTATATACTGTATCAAGGCCAAGGTATTGGTATTTCTAAACACGCTATAAACGCCGATTTAAGCCCTTTAAAAACATATTGCGTTTGTCAAGCGTTTAGGATAAATTTATATGTAGACTGCTCTACAATGATTACGCCTCCTTGAATCACCCTATACTAGAATCGTTAGTTTGTCCCTTCAACGTAAGCCCTATAAGTTAATAGCATTATTACAATGTTATTTTATAGGGAATAAAAAAACGCGATTTTTCGCACGTCTTATAAAACCCGCTCTTTTTGTCATGCTCAGGTTCCGCCGGTTTTGCGCTTGCCCGCCAGTCTCCCGCGCTGGTGTGTGCCAGTGTGTAGCGAGTGCTGAGTGTGTGCTGTGCTGGTGCCTTAGTACGCTGTGAAGGGTTGGTGTGCTGGTGTGACTTGGCCAAATAAACATATTGCACTTATGCACACGCCTCTGCGTTTATGCGGCATAGATGCCAGCCTATACGCGGGTTTAGGTGGTGACTCGCACACTTGATTGCGTGCTATGTGGTTAGTCAGGCTGTTTCTGCGTGATCTGCTTGTGCGCACCAATAGAGCGCGCATTGCGCGCATCATCCAGCGTGCCCGTAAGGGCGCGTGATAGTAATGCGTGCGCAGCACGCGGCCTTGTTGTGGTCAATGCGTTCAAGCATTGGCCACTGACTCGCATATCAATGCGAGGCAACAGGCCGTAAGTGGGGGTGTGGCTCGGTATGGCTACGAAGTTGCTACGTAGGAAAATACAAACACAAAGACGGGGGTGGGGAGGGAAAAACCCACTTACAATCCATAATTGCTTTACCCAGATATTTTTTTGAAGGAATCAGCCTCAACCATCCCACCACCCTAAACCATCCCTCACAACCTCACCAGAAGCCCTAAATCATCGATTACAGCCATTATCAGCAAAACCCTATGCCTTGCCAGAGGGTAGGGGGCTGGAATATGATCTACGTGCGTAAATCCTATATTTTGCATAAACGCATAACCGGAGGATCAGATGTCAAAAAAGCCAGCCAGTCCAGACAAAGCAAAGCCGTATCCCAAACCGCATAAAGCACCCAATGTCCAGCCACCCAGACGCGGTACTGGCCGAGGTCGGTAATGAAAATTAACCACATGCTGACGACACCAGCGGGGAGCAAGTACCCTGTGATCCAGCGCACCAATGGTTTTGCGATCCAAGTCGACAAGACGCTGATTGAAATGGTGGAAAAGCTGGTATCTGTTGGAGCCAGCAAACGCTATGTAGCAAAGGCTTTGTGTTGCACAGAAAAAGAATTGGACAGGGTGATATCGGCGTGTCCTGAGTTGGAACAAGCTGTCAGTGATGGGATTGCACAGGATGAATATGACTTGCAGGGCAAGCTGAGGCAGTTGGCAATGGACGGTGAGCTGGGTGCTTTGACGCTGTATCTGAAAGCAAAACATGGCTGGCGTGACAGGGATTCAGCGAGTGGTAGCAATGGCAATGCGCCGTCGATCAATATCAATATCACTGGCCTGCTGGAAAGCAAAGTGGTAGTTGAGCAGGGTGCTGATCTGTAGGTTGTTCCATGTGAAACATAAACACGGCCTATATTTTCGTTTAGGATTTGTATAGACTCCAATCCCTAGTGTTCTACTGGGGTTCAAAACACAATGGCTGCTATAGCCACAAAGCAAGTTGAAGCCAACTTTCAATACGCGCCACGTCCTTGGCAAGCCCAGTTCCATGCGGGTGCTGCGGGCAAACGGTTTGCCCAGTGCATTGCTGGTCGACAACAGGGCAAAACAGAATTGGCCTTGGCTGAACTGGTAAGCCGCGCACTGGCAGAAAAAAAACAGGCGTGCTTTGCCTATGTAAGTCCCTACGTTTCCCAGAGTCGCCGTGTGTTCTGGCCTCGCCTCAAAAAGTTTTTAAACCCCATCGCGCAATACTGCACCTTCAAAGAAAACGATATGTCTTGCCTGTTACCCAATGGCTCGATGATCTATTGCCTTGGTGCGGATAACGATGCTGCACGGGGTTTGTCGTTAAAGGGAATTATTGCTGACGAGTATGACGGCATCCTGCAAAACATTTGGGCATCTGTGTTTCTGCCGGCGCAAGCAAGTTTTGGTGATGATGCGTGGGTAATTTTTATTGGCACCATCGGTGAAGGCCATTCCAGACTTGACGACCAGCATCAGGAACGCAAGGGTGATCCTGACTGGTACACACAGATTACCAATGCCATCGATGCAAACATCCTGACGGCTGAACAGCTTGAACGTCTGCGCCTTGAAATGGGCAACAACAATTTCTTGCGGGAAATGATGTGTGATCCACACGCTCCCAGCGAACACTCCATCCTTGGCAGTTACATGACAACAGCGCGCATGGAAGGGCGCATAACACACTTGCCAATAAGCCCGATACGCCGTGTTGTTTGTTCGTTCGACTTGGGTATCCGTGATGCTACTGCTGTGTGGTTTGCGCAGTTGAATGGCTTGTGGATTGACTTGATTGCGTACCGTGAATACACGGACAAAGGGCTGGATGAAATATTGCTCATCATGCAATCAGATTTTAATTATGTCTGGGGCGAAATGGTGTTGCCAAGCGATGTTGACGACCGCGAGGGACGCAGCGCAAACACCCGCCTTGATCTGTTTTATGAAATGAATTTTGGTCAACCCGTCAACATTGGCAAACCAAAAATTGCCGACACACTGGCCAGCGCTCGTTTGAATATGTCGCGCTGTCGCTTCAATGCGGCTGAGTGTGAGCTGGGAATCAATCGCCTGATTGAAGCCGAGTATGTGGTGGATCAGCGTACTAATACTGTACTCAACAAGATTGCACACAATGACGAGTCACACTGTCTGGATTCGTTTCGTTACCTCATGCACTGGGTTGAAATGGAAAACCCGTTGTCTGGCGGCACACCTTTCGGCGGGCACAAGCGCGCCGGCAAAGTAATTAGGAGCGTGTGATGTTAGAGCTTATGTGCCGGCCTGCAAGGGAAAGCGATATCGAAAAAACAACTGTTATTCGCCGGTCGTGTGGTGCAACAAGAGCGCACACCGCAAACCGTGATCCCGATTATGTTTTGAAAATGATGTGGGCGTATCAGGAGGCGTGCGGCATTGGCAACCCAATGAATCGGCGTCGTACTGCTAACGATTATTTAATTCCGAAACGAGGGCTGAACAATGGAAGCGCGTGAGATTGTAAGACGTGGGCATGTAGCGCAATCAAACCGCTACGTGATTGAAGATATCTGGGATTATATCGAGCGCTATTTTGCGCCGTATCGTGGCCGGTTTTTCAAGGATGAAAAGAGTGAGAACTCTATTGAGTGGCGCAGACCGTGGCTGTTTGACGCAACGGGTGTGATGTCATCACAGCACCTTGCCAGCTCACTGCACAGCTCGTTGACTTCATCCAGCACGCAGTTTTTTGCGTTCCGGTTTCGTCAAGATGAACTGAACGATGATCCCAAAGCAAAAGCGTGGTTGGAGGAGTGCGGCAAGCGTGTGTATAACGCGCTGCAAGACTCCAATTTCAATGTCGAAATAAACGAAACGTATCAGGACTTGGTTAACTTCGGCACGTCAATCATCATCGAGGAAACTGAGGAAATTGAAGGCAAAGAGGAGTTGATCTTTAAGTCAATTCCCATCAAGGAATGTTTTTTCGAGCAGGACGTGCGCGGCAATGTATTGAATTTCTTTCGCCGGCTGGAATGGACAGGGCTTGAATTAAAAACAAAGTTTGGCGACAAGCTGCCGCAAAACATTCTGGATGCGATGAAGGATAACGGGTACAACCCCGATACAAAATATGTAGTGTGGTTTGGTATCTACCGCCGTTTCGGTATTGAATATCGATCCACACAAGCCAACGTGCTGGATGCAATGAAGCGGCCTTACGGCTTCAAGTATGTGCTGGAAAGCCAGCCAGACGATATTCTGGGTGAGGAGGGCGGCTACTACGAAATGCCGGCCTATATTCCGCGCTGGCGCAAAACGTCAAGCTCCATGTGGGGCAATTCGCCGGCAATGGTCGCACTGTCCGACAATTTGACACTC